CCAGCATTCTGCTCATACACTTTAATTACATAACATAATGTTATGAATTGAGAATCACTAACAGCCACGGCTGTAGTATAATTATTAAACTGTGAATCACCTTGCCAATATTGCAAGGTCGTACACCCAAACGTTGAAAGTGTTCCTATGGCTGTACCATGTTCTGCAGTAAAATTATAACAAATTGTTACTAAAAAATTACCAGAACCTATATTAGGAGGAAAAGCATAACTATTTCCTCCAATTAATGTACCATTATTAGACCAACCACCACCAGCTGCTGTTTGTAACGATTTAGTAAAATCTAAAGATGTTGTACCAAATGCTGCCGCATCGGTTATACCGCTCAAATTAAAATGATCGGTATAAATATTAGCGCCGTTACTATATTTCGGCTTATACAACTCTATTTCATAGGTAACCCATAGTTCCCCTATGATACCTCCGGCTGCCTGCATTCCTACGGTTGCTATTTGAAAATTACCAAGATCATATAATCTTGCATCAGCTCCAGATGGAACTGGAGTTGATCTCACGTAAAGTTGAGATATAGGAGTAAGATTGGCCTTACATTCAATAGGATGATAAAAACACTCAGAAGGTTTTGCAGAATTAGCGAATTCATAATTCTCCATTGAAACTTTATTAGGAAAATTGGGATTTAAAACATTATATTCTGTAGCCATAATAACAGTTCCTAAAGCAGACGATGCTGCTGTTGAAAGTACCGCATCTGAAGATGTCGATTTAAATTCAAAAATTAATCCTCTGAATTTATATTCTTCGAAAGAATCGGCTATACAAGATAGCCAAGGAAAAGTTGAAACACCAGGATTAATCCTATAACTACTTAAAGAAAACGCAGTAGTGGCTAATACATCTCCGAGAAACTCGCGATGCCTAACTATATAGCCACCTCTATCAATAGAATTGATAATTTGAGGAGGAGTCATACCTCCAGTCATAAGACTGTTTCCTTTTATTTCATAATCTCCCCATCCAGTAATGGCTCGAAACATTTGCTGAGCGCCTTTTCCAATTTTGGATCCTAAGGCTTGTCCTGCTGGACCAGCAACCATACCACCAATACCACCACCTACAGATTCTCCAAAATAATTTTTACTTTGTCGTGGTTTTCTCACTACCCTCCTTCTAGGAGGAGCTCTTGGTGGTACAGCCGCAGTCGTTGCGGCTTTCCTTGTATATGCCCTTCTTCTCGTTTTATTCGTAGAAGTGGTTGATGCCGTATTTTGACGTCTCGACATACTTTTATTAATCATAAAATTACTTTTAGACCTTTAAATTAATTTAATTTATTTTAATTATAAAATAAAAATGGTCTAAAGAAATGACCGACGACATCCAAATGGAAACGTCTGCAACATACCAAGGTGACAATGAATATTCTTCATTACCGCTCAAGGCTGTCAGTACGGAAAATAATGACAAGTTTTACTTACAAAGTCAAAGATATTTTCTAACTTACGCTCAAGCAAATTTCACCAAGGAAGAGTACCTAAAATGGTTTAATGATAAGGAATCTAAATTCCAGCCTTATCAACAAATTGAAATTGCATATGAAGAGCATAAGAATGGCGATAAACATCGCCATGTTTTGATCAATTTTGGACGTCGTTTTCAAACGACATCAGCTAGACGCTTCGACTTCAAGGAATTCCATCCTAATATCAAAAAAGTTGATCCTAAGCCCAAAGACTGGGCTACCTGTTTAGCTTATATATCAAAATATGACAAATCTTTAATTGCATTAAAAGAACAAGCTAAATATAATCTAGGGATTATAACAAGCGAATCTCTCGCTCACGCTATCATCGATTCTCCATTATCAGCACAAAATACAAAAGTTATTTGGGAAGCTAATAATAATGGGGTAAATTTTATCGTAGACGATATACCTGAACCAGACTGCGCTTGGTATACCAAATTTAAAGAATACCGAGACGGTTTAATTGAAGATTACAATCCACGTAGGGATATTCTTTGGTTTTACGATCCTCACGGAAATTCACATAAAACACACTTCGCGAACTGGGCTATGCAAGCACATCCAGAAGACTATGCAGTCATTGGCGAAATAGACACAGCTCAAAATTTCTGCTTAACAATCAGTGATTTTGTGTTTAACAAACGCTGGACGTCTAAATATTTGGTTATTACTATACCTAGAGGATGGATCGATAAAGAAAGTGGAGCACTTTATCGATGTTTAGAACGAGCTAAAGACGGTATAATAACTTCAACCAAATATCAATCAAAAAGCTTTCAGATACGACAGGATGTTTTGATTGTTGTTCTTGCTAATTGTATGCCAAATATAGAAAAATTGACATATGACAAATGGCACATCTATCATATCAGCAAAAACAAGACAGTTGCTAAAGTAACAACTGTAAGAGTAAAGACAACGGGGGCTTCGACAATGTTAGAGCCCCCGTTGTCAGATTAATTAAATTCCGTAAATCCGCGATTACTTGATTCCGCACTTAAATACGTTAGCCAATAACATATTTAAATTAATTTTATAGTTCCCCATAAAATAAGCATTTTTTCATAATTTTATGAAAAAATAGAGGTTAGTTAGTTAGTTAGTTAGTTAGTTAGTGAGTTGATTTTAATTTAATTAATTTAATTTTCAATAAATTAAAATAAAAATAAATATCTAAAAGATATTTTTACTAACTAAAAACAATGCAAGGCATACTCGATTTAGAATCTAACATCCGTTTAAACAAGGAGCATATAAAATCGCTCCAAAAAGATAACAATAGACTCAAAAACATTCTTCACCAAGAACGTCGAGTCTTAGTAGACAAATACATCAGTCGTCAAGAAATTCTAACAAATTTCACCATACCTGATTGTCTAAATGGTTTTTCTATCAAAAACACGGAGTGTCCTAGTTGTATCGATGAATCAGGCGTTTGCAACGCCTGCCGTTCCGGCATCTAATATATATTTGATTATATATATTATATAGGACAAGGCAGTTATATAGGCATATATTTTTAATAATTATATTATTAAAAACAACTCCAATTCGGGGCACAAGGCCCCTATCGCTGAGGAAGCGCTTGCGTGTAAAAACACTTAACCAAATATACACAATAATTGTATATTTGCATCTTCAGTAATTAAGACTGATTAATTCACTATTTACTGATTACACTATTAGACTGCATGAAAGCGGCTTCGCCGTTGGGTGGTTCATTTGTATATATATAATTATATACAATTAAAATCTTTTATAGGATTTTAAAATAATTGATTTTTAAAAAATAGTCTAAAGAAATATAAACACCATTACAAATGCAACAACACATCATCGCACAACTCGATTACGATTCAGAAGAATCATACAGTTCAGATGATACATATAGTTCTGAATACGATGGTCAACCACGTTTTGTTGAACCAGATTTCAATGGTCCTGCAACCTCTTGGACACACAGAAAATTATTTGAAGGACACGATCCTGAAACATGTCCTTGTGGAACAGGGTATTTTGTTGGTTGTTGGAAATGTTTCAATTTTCCAGAAGAACTCAACAGAAAAGATAGATATTACCCTGATCAAGATTTTCTCACGTTCGAAGAATGTAAAAACCTCTTCGGTATCTTTGATATTGATTGGAGAGAACGTGTCGAAGATATGCACAATAGTGAATATCAAATAATGTGGGATCAATTCTACGAAGAAGATGTTTAACAAATAATATATTATAAAATATATTATTAAGAATTAATACTTGGACTTATTTGTGTAACCCATAAATCTCCGTTACTAAACGTACCAAAAAAAGTCATTCCAGAAAGCGAAAAACCAGCATTCTGCTCATACACTTTAATTACATAACATAATGTTATGAATTGAGAATCACTAACAGCCACGGCTGTAGTATAATTATTAAACTGTGAATCACCTTGCCAATATTGCAAGGTCGTACACCCAAACGTTGAAAGTGTTCCTATGGCTGTACCATGTTCTGCAGTAAAATTATAACAAATTGTTACTAAAAAATTACCAGAACCTATATTAGGAGGAAAAGCATAACTATTTCCTCCAATTAATGTACCATTATTAGACCAACCACCACCAGCTGCTGTTTGTAACGATTTAGTAAAATCTAAAGATGTTGTACCAAATGCTGCCGCATCGGTTATACCGCTCAAATTAAAATGATCGGTATAAATATTAGCGCCGTTACTATATTTCGGCTTATACAACTCTATTTCATAGGTAACCCATAGTTCCCCTATGATACCTCCGGCTGCCTGCATTCCTACGGTTGCTATTTGAAAATTACCAAGATCATATAATCTTGCATCAGCTCCAGATGGAACTGGAGTTGATCTCACGTAAAGTTGAGATATAGGAGTAAGATTGGCCTTACATTCAATAGGATGATAAAAACACTCAGAAGGTTTTGCAGAATTAGCGAATTCATAATTCTCCATTGAAACTTTATTAGGAAAATTGGGATTTAAAACATTATATTCTGTAGCCATAATAACAGTTCCTAAAGCAGACGATGCTGCTGTTGAAAGTACCGCATCTGAAGATGTCGATTTAAATTCAAAAATTAATCCTCTGAATTTATATTCTTCGAAAGAATCGGCTATACAAGATAGCCAAGGAAAAGTTGAAACACCAGGATTAATCCTATAACTACTTAAAGAAAACGCAGTAGTGGCTAATACATCTCCGAGAAACTCGCGATGCCTAACTATA